GTACCATTAGTCTTGGAGGTTCCTTGAGAACCGAATCTATGAATACGATCATAGAGGAATTTGATTCCGCGATCCTTGTCCGCGTTCATGAGCATTTTGTTTCCGTTGTTTCCGAGCTGAAGAGTAGTCTCGAATGGTTGAACGTTGTCCACGAGAGTAGCCACCCCGTTGATTGCCTTGGGCACACGAGCGATAATGATACGAATCATTGTATTTGGGCGATCCTCTTTAGCAGCTAAGTAGATCTTGAGTGACATACCACGAGGAGTGATACGATCTCCGATACGTTGGAATGAGGCCGGACCGCGAGGGATATCGGCCCAGATATTGAATAGAATGGCATCAGATGCCATCTTCACAATCAGTAGCGTGCCTGAATTTCTTCCGAGATTGTGATTCACTTGTATGTTCTCGTCCGCAAAATGATAGGTCTTCGTTTCCACTTTCTTCATCAGAACTTGAGTGACACGAGCTTTGAAAGTTCGAGGACCCTTCAGAGTGGATCTCCCAGTCCGAGGCCTCTTCTTGTAACGACTGTACGAAGTCTCGCCACTCGCAAGTGCATTCCTGTAACGGTCCTGGTAATCCTGATAGCGTGGCATCCATCCACAATGTTGCTGAAACGTTGTGTGTTTCAATATTTATAGTGGTACCAAGATTGGTACGTCCTCCAAGTTTGGAGGAAATGATGAACCGGCCTAGGACGGGCCTAGACCTACCTGGAGAAATACTTGGCCGATCGTTGAAAACTCACCGGCAAACGAAAGCTACTGATCCCAGCTTTCAAAAGAACCTAACAACTCCGTTGGGGGAAAGTCCCTTAATATTATAGGGGACTTTCTATACAATCCTCCATTCCTCCAGAGATTAAATGGTTGGTGCCGAGTCTAGTACCAATCTTGGTACCAGCTTTGTACTTAGAGATTTTTACTATGTTTACCAAACCATACATGGTTTGACTAGAGGTCCCCCTTACTCGGGTGACCAACCGGGGGGTCACCCTCGACGGGTGACCGTGTTGCCCACTGCGTGGGGCGGCATTACAAAAATGCTCCCACCTCAGAGCCCGACGTCCACGTTACCCACGGAAGCTCGGCCCGCCTCCGGCGTTTGCCTCGTAGCGGTGTTTAGGAGGGGGGCTCCGCCCCCTTTTAGCTGTTCGCCCCTTTTTCCCTAAAAGGGGGTCACCCCTTTATTGAATGTCTATATATAGTCTGGGGTTCTGGTGGATTGCCACGACCATGGCATTTAGGATGCAAGCACGTAAGTTCTTTTTAACTTACCCACAATTCCAGGCAGGGAAGCCTGAGTTGCATAATTTTCTTAACCGTAAGCTTAAGATGGAGGTTAACGTCAAGATTTGTCATGAGCATCATGCTGATGGTAATATTCATACGCACTGCTGCGTTGAGTGTCCTAAGAAGGCTGACATTAAAAACGCTGCCTTCCTTGATTTTGAGGGGCACCATCCTAACATATCGGTGCCTAAGACTGTGGAGCACTGGCGTAACCAAGTCAAATATGTTGACAAAGAGGACGCTGACGTCTACGGTGAGATCACCGTAACTAAGACTAAAGATGAGGAGTTCGCTGAAGCGTGTGAGTTTGTGAAGGGGTGCAAGAGCAAGAAGATGATGTATGCTATTGGCCCACATCTGAAAGTGATCTCGAGCAAAGTGCTTTTCTTCGAGAACTTTTGGAAAGCCCAAGCGGTGAAAACGCACTCGACGGCTTCGTTTCCTTTGTCGAGCACGGTGATGCCACCGATTACCGACTGGACTACGTCCCACTTGGTTTGGGGGAAGGCTGGGAGTGGGAAGACCCAATGGGCCCTTGGGCACTTCAAGACGCCTATGCTTGTGAGCCACATTGACATGCTTAAGATGTTTGATGAGGATCAGCATGATGGGTTGGTGTTTGATGACATGAGTTTCAAGCATTTGCACCCGGGTGCAATCATTCATTTATTGGATATCAACGATGATCGTTCGATTCATGCACGGTACGACATTGCGCCGATACCGAAGAACACGAAGAAGATTTTCTGCCACAACAGGGCAGATATTTTTGATGGGGTGGGTGCGGATGCGGAGGAGATGGCGGCGATTCGGCGCCGCTACGTTGGCCACGAAGTCCGTGTGAATTTGTTTTAGACGTCCTTGTAATAAAGCTTGCCTTCATAGGCATAGGAAGCGATATTGTCTGTCACAACCGTGTCGTACTGTTCGTACGGGATAATCCACATAAGAAGAGGATTGTTGACAATCTGAGACGATCCGGTAGAGTCATAGACGATGTCCCTTGAATTCTTGGATTTAATCCAGAGCTTGACTATTTTTGTCAATTCCTTTTCGGGGTTACCAGTACCATTAGTCTTGGAGGTTCCTTGAGAACCGAATCTATGAATACGATCATAGAGGAATTTGATTCCGCGATCCTTGTCCGCGTTCATGAGCATTTTGTTTCCGTTGTTTCCGAGCTGAA